GTCGTGGGTTGTCTTCACTCCCTGCTGTTGTTGTGGTCCAACCAACCTCATCAATGATCACACCAGAGATGGCTAAGTATACACCACGTGGTTGCTTGTCATCCTTCAGGCTTGATCCCATCCTGATCTCTACGACACCACTTGTGGCACCAAGAGCACTCTTGTCTATCCGAACGAACGCCATATGTAAGTTCCTTCATCTCAACCTGCCCACTTGGTGGACTTGGCCATTGATTGCATGTCCGTGAACACAGTGCAGTGCTCACGTGCACGAGTGATGGCAGTGTAGAAGTTGCGCCGTGACTGTCCCCACAGCGTAGACTTGTTCAACACGTAACACACGTGCTTCACCTCACTACCCTGCATCTTGTGAGTTGTCAACACGTATGCATGGTCGATGTTACGTCGCGGATCACCTTCAGTCACTTGACCATTCTCACGAACCTGTATGATCAGTGGTGGCACGATTACACTGCGATCACTGAAGTCGATCTCGACGCTACCCTCATCATGGTTGATGTTGATCACGGTGCCAACCTCACCGTTGAATGCATATGACACTTCATCGCCCATGTCATACGTGTTGCTGGTGTAGACCACCTTCGAGCCAACCTGCACACGGATGGGTGGCAGTGCATCCTTGCTGCCGAACGGACGATAGCGTGGCAGGTCAATGAATGGACGTGAGCGGTCCCAGAACATCGCTTGGATGATCAGGTTCAATCGCTGTGTGCCAATCCAACTCTTGTTCATGCACGTGACGATCTGGTGGTCTGTATCAGCGTAGCTATGTCCTTCAGCGAGTTGCAACTCGATGAACTCTTGCAACGCAGCGACAGGTTGATCTGTTTGCTTGATGCTGAAGTCGTCACTTCGCACAGGCATCCTTCCTTGCAAGATAAGCGCACCATTGCGAGCAATTCCAGAGCCTGCGTCATGTCGATGGATCGTATCCAGTGTGATCCCACCAAACTTTGCGAGCGCATTCTGGAATGCCGACGGTTGCTCATCTAGCCTACGATCCTCCTCGATTGGCTTGAGTTGGTTCACGTCACCAAACATGCAGATGCGTGCGCCACCACGCAGTGCATCAATCAGGTTGCGGTTGATCTCCTGATTGACCATTGCATACTCATCACACAGGATGGTGTCGTATGGCAGTGGCGAACGCTTGGTGTAGCGTGGACCAGTGCTGATCTTCACCACCTTGCGGTTGCCTGTCTTGTCGTCATCAACCTCCATCTCTATAGGCATGCCATAGCCAAGCATGCGATGATTAGTCATGGCATACAGCCCAGTTGCTTCCTGAATGCGCTTAGCTGCTTTGCCTGTGGGTGCACTAGCTTGGACGTTGTAGCCACAGTCACTCAACCGCTTGGCAACCTCACGCATCATCATGGTCTTGCCAGTGCCAGCCTTACCAGTGATGGCAAGCAGTCGGCGATCAATGTCACAACATGCAGCGATCGCCTCCTCTTGCTTAGCATCCCACTCGATGGGCTTGGGAATGTTGAACAACTCATTCATGTCTGTGTCGCTCATGTGCGTTCCTTGTATGTGGAATGTCGGTCAGTGAAAACGGCACCGCATTGCTGTGGTGCCGTTCCAGATAGACTAGGCTGCGAGTGCAGTGGGTCGTGTGTTGGGTGACGCAGGCACCGTAACCTTGAGCACGATACTGTTGGAGTGCTCCTCTTCATTGAGCGCAATTGCCATGACGTTCTCAGGGTTGCGCTCAACGCTCACTACCTTGATCCGCTTCTTGTCGAATGGCATAGCCACGCCACTCTCATCAAGCACTTGCACGATCACGTAGGCTGGACGTGCCTTCGGTGAACTGCGCGTGCGCTTCTTCTTTGCTGGTGCATCGGACATGGACCAGTTGCCTCCTCATGTTGTTGATACTAGAAGATAGCATGTGCGGCTGCGCGATGCAACCGCACATGCGTAGATCACGGCTCCAGAATGCGTGCGATGGACGCGCGCTGTTCGCCTTCATACTCCTGATGGACCACATCCACAATGATGTTGCGGCCCAAGAAGTCATTCAAGTCAATGCTGCGTCCAGGCGTAACACGAACCTTCTCACAGAACAACCGCCATGCATACCGAGCGCGTGGCGTATCGGCATGCGGCAACCGATTATACATCAGCACCGTGCCATCCGGCTCACCATCCTTGTGATCGACAGGATAGTTGGACTCGGGCACACGCACAATGATCTGTGCGTATGTGTTACCAGTGGTAGCACTGACACGCCACTGCGCGCCAATGATCTCACCAGTATACTGACCAATCGGCAAAGGCTCAGGTGCCTTCGCGTTGGAAATGTCCTCGCTGAATTCGAGGATCGAGCCACTGTGCCCAGTGGGATTGGAACCACTCATCGTGGTTGACCTCCATGAATGTTGATACTATATGTATGGTCCACTCCGTCATGGGGTGGGTTCCTTACATCGACTTGGGCCGCGCCCTTCACCCAATGGGGGCGCGGCTACTTTTTCATTCCTCCTCTACTTGTGGTTGATACACGTGTCGGCAACGGAATGCGCTTGCCACCGTTAGCCTGCCACGCAGCCCACCAGTCAGCGATACCTTCGCCAACTTGTGTCTCTGGATCGTAGTGCCACACGAACTCAGTTGCTTTGTCAGCAACGAATAGCCGTGTCTTCATTGGCTTGCGCTGATGACACGGACGCACGGCTATACTACGAACGTTGTTGTGGTCACGCATCCACCACACCTCGTTGATGCGTGAACCAACTTGGTTGGCACTGCCTTCACTGAGCATCAGTGAGATCGACAAGATGCGACCGTCATCATCACGACTGGGCGTGCCCTCATGTGAGATGAAGATCATGTTGCGCTTAGCACGCTTGGTGATGGTCATCATCGTGTTGGCAATGCGTGTGAGTGTAGCGTTGCGCCACGTGTAACCATGTATACCAGGCTGCTCGATGGTGCTGTTCCTGTTCTTACTCACAGCTTCGAGCAATGCCATGTATGCAAGCGAGGTCATGCTATCCAACACGATCGTGCTGATCTCAGGGTTGTCGTTGAGGAACTTGGTCAATCCAAATGGATCATCCTTGCGGAACTCACCCATCGTGGTGATTGCATTGCGATCACTCAGGTCCATGACCAACACGTTAGGATCGCCACTCAACGTGAGTGCACCGTCAGGATCGAACACCATGAACAGCGTCACACCGGGTGCAGTCGAAGCGAGCTTGGTCTTGCCACAACCACTGTCACCCCACAGCAGCAACGCGAACCGCGTGTCCTCGCTACGTGGACTGGTAACAGGAATGCCACCAAGTGAACGCAGTGGACTGACTTCTTCATTCATCTGCATCCTCCTCATGCAGATCATCAATCATCACGAACAGTGCATGCACCAACTGCAAGATCAGCATGTTGGTGGTCTTGGTCTCTGGTGCCGTGATACGTTCGGCAGACTTGCACGCTTCGTTATACGCCATTCGCCACTCAATCTCATCCATGTATCATCTCCATGTTGTGCATACAACGCGACCCACGCTTCTCTAACAAGTTGTGCAGCCATCTCAGTCGGCAGGTTCATGCACCTGTAGTATACACCATTGCGCATGATCTTGACATGCCAACGCTTGGCACGCATGTCGAACATGATGTGCTTGGCATTCACCACGTTGCTGTTGCTGAGCTTAGACATACTACGCTTGCAGATGACTAGGTTGGACCTCCTGTTGTCTAGCCTGTTCTTGTTCACGTGACAGACTTCATCGCATTGCCATGCAGCCTGTCCCACGATGCAGTGGTGTAGATACACACTGCACTGCATTCTGTAGCCAGTCGATAACCACGTGCACCCATACCCGTTGTGGATGGTCCACGTGTATGCACGCAACAGCCACTCATCCTCAGGATCAACAATGATGCCACGCTTGAGTGCACGTTGCAAGCGTTGTTCAGCATCTCGATGACGATGCTTCACTACCACATGTTGTGTGCTCATCACTCCTCGCCTACTCCATCTAGCAGTGGCTTGGCTAAGGGGCTCCATTCGTCTAGCTCCATCTCGCTTATGATCGTGTGCTGTTCCTCTTCATCTGCCACACAGAATGGGATCATGGCACACGGAGTGAAATACCTGTTACAGCTATGGGTGTACTTCGGAGCGTTGTATGGATCATTCGCATACGTCCGTGTCATCTCCACTGTATGCACTATCCATGTAAGCCAACGCATGAAGTGATGATCTTCTCTGCGCATCACCTCGCGGACGTAGCCCCCATAATCGTATGTTTTCGGTAATGGGATAGCCAAGCCTAGCACTTCCACCGTGCGCACTGAGTCCTGTGTGAAGACACTGGCTGCTACACAGTAGCCTGTATATTGATGGTTCACTTGTTGAGCCATACTCCAAGCATCACCCAAGCGAGAGGCAGTCTTATTGTCGTGAACGGCAAGCCGCTTGTCACTACCATGGTGGATGCCATCAATCCTACCAGTAAGACGGAACACCATCTTACCAGGGACGTTCACGACTACATCGAACGGTATCTCAATGCCTACGTCACTGGTGGGATCATCGGTGTTACGCATCCACACATCATGATCGAAGCGCCAACGGTTCACGTATGCATACGCACACTCTTCCAAATTAGATAAGGTGCGTCGCCTATCTCTTGGATCATCATGGAAGCCTGAGGTATCTAGCACAGCGATTGCACCGCGCTTGCACACATCCATGATGTCATCAGCACCTTCGGTAGCTGTATCAATCTGCTGCAAACGGTCACGACCGAACAGGCGGATG